TGCCGCCTTTGCCTACGGTCACATGCGGCGCTCCACGCTTGCCCATGGTCACGCTGGTTACCCCGCTTTTGCCGAGGTTCAACCGCAACCCCTTGCCGAGACTTATGCTCTTGCGAATCCTGAATCCCATGGTTCTCTTCCTTCTTTATGCAGCCACGCTGTCGTGCAGCCAGTTTTTGTATGCCCGGATTACCCAGGGCATGACGTTGAGTTCTCGTGCTATGGCACATTCGTCGCCGTCGAAGATAATCTCGGCGGACTGATATTCGAGCTGGTTGACGAGCATGCGTGCGGCCTCCATGTCGGCTCTCCGCTCGGTTGCGGAGTCGCATTTGCATCCTACGTCGTGGTGACGGGCATGACTAATCTCATGTGCGAGCACGCACCGGCGTTGGATTGGTGTGAGCCGGTCGCTGATGAGTATGCGATTGTTGGCCGCATCGTAGCCGCCCTCAAGATCTGCCGGCAACGCCAGCTCATACACGTTGGCCCATTTACTGGCGATGGTCTCCACGTCGATCATGGCATTTCCTCGTATGCTTCCTGCTCGCGCTCGATGTCGCCGTACTTCGCGGCAAGATTAAGAGTGGACGGATCGATAGAATTATCGTCACGCAAAGTGGGGAAATAAATTGAACCATCGTTAATCATGTGGTCAAGGCATAAATCGATTTCCTCAATGACGCCGCGAGTTTCTCGCCCTCGCTTTTGTGGTGAGGCGTTCCGACCCGCTCGTTGCGAAGTTTCGTCATCGAGGAAATGACCGTATTTTAAAAGACAAATCGCAGCAAAAGCAGGGGCTGTAATATTAATCTTATTAGCCGCCCTTTGCTCGGACAGGGTTGGAGAATGGCGAACCATTTTATTACGTATCTCGTTTGGACCGTTAAGCGCGGTTGACACTAAATATTCTGAGACCTTTGCCATGATACTCGGAATCGAATTCAACAATGATTGATTGATTTGTTGTATTACTGGATCGTCGGACATTTTCTTCGGCGGTACGCCCAATAATTCGAAATGATTTCCATTAAGGGCTTTGCGGAGCTCCTCTCTACTAATTGAAGCTCCTCCATCTAATTTGATATCGCCTTCACCAGGAAAAAGATCGGAGAGAACAAGAGATTCTCCCGTCAGTGACTCCAATGACTTGACAAGAATCAGCATGTTGAACAATGAGGCTGCAGAAGCATTTCTTTTCATACCCGAAATGAACCCCGGTGTCCATGTTGCTCCATAGCGCCTCGCTTCAGTCGCGATTTGATCCAACGTCAAGCCTTTGGCGGCTCTCATTGAATCTATATAAGCGTAGATGGCTTCATTAATTCTCATGTTCTCAATTTAACAACACGACACGCCAAAAGGCAAAATACAAGTTGTCATATTGAAACTCTGTGCTATCTTGTTAATCACGTTCTCATAACGACAACTTGTGAAAGGAGGTTTTGATAATGCCGGCAATTGCTATGAGTCCGACACTCAGCCCCAAGGAGGTGTTCGAGAACTACGGGCTCAAGCCCAATCATCTGGCCCAGCTGCGCTACCAGAAGAAAGGCCCCCGCTACATCCAAGCGACGCCACGAACGGTTTTGTACCGACAAAGCGACATCGAAGATTGGCTGACCGCCAACACGGTGGAGACCGAAGACAGCAAGGAAATGAAAAAGGCATCCGCCGCTACGGATGCCGAGATCAAATGAAAGAAGGTTCAAATGAACAACACCATTCTAACCGACAACAAGGAAATCGAAACCCTCGACCTCCCCTCATGGTGGAGCGACGACTTCCCCTGCGTAGCAACCTTGCTCAAGACCGGGTTCAAGGGGCACCGTCAGCTGTTCGCAGCTGACGTGGATGTCCTCCCCGGCGTCGGCTTCGCGTTCTACGAAGTCCAATGGCTCAGCAAAGACGGGTCTTCCTCCGATGGACCCCTTACGACAATCGTTCCATTCAACAACGTCGAAAGCATTGAACAGGTAGAAACCGTGGAAGCAGAGGACGGTGGTCTCAAATGAGCAACGCATTGCAGACCCTTCGTTTCGAAGATACGGAGGTCACCGCACTGGACTGCAACACCGACGAGCCGGTGTTCGTCGCCAGCCCCATCGCGAAGAAACTCGCATACGAGAGCGCGAAGGACATGTTGCGCAATCTTGACTCCGATGAAAAGGGTAAGCACATTGTGCCCACCCTTGGAGGAGAACAAGAAATGAGCGTCATCACGCTGCCCGGCCTGATCCACGCCTTGAACAATCGCCGCCCCGGCGCAGTCAAGGACGAGGCCACGCGCAACATGGTCATCCGGTTCCAGCGTTGGGTGAACCACGAACTAGTGCCGACCGTAATGCGCAGCGGCAGATACGAGGTGCAGCGTCCGCAACACCTGCTTGAGGCGGCTCACCATGAGCGCATGATGCAAGTCGAACTGTTGAAGGCTTCGCAGGGCATCGTCCACCCGGATTTCCTCGAAGCGAAGACGCGCATCGTGATCGCACGGGAATTGGGGGAACTACCTGAGCTCGACCCGAAGACCCGTCCCCTGTACACACAGGACTATCTACGGGAGAAGAATCTGAGCGCCAAGCAGCTGCGATCGAAGAGTGGCACATTCGGCAAGAAGCTCAAGGCCGCATATCGAGAGCGAAACGGTCGAGACCCACAACGCGCTGATCTGACACTGCCGAACGGTCACATCATTCAGGTCTACGCCTACACGGAAGAAGATCGCCCCTTGTTTGACCGGGCATGGGATGAGCTCAGTCAGAAAGCGGGTGCGTGATGGCCGGCGCTCTCCCCGAGAAAAATCTTCGTCTATCTCTCACCCACCCTATCGTGTCGGACTCTTACAGACATTCCTTCCCCATGGAATTGGTATGTGATCCGAACGATGAGGCCGACCTGTTCCTGACGGTGTTCAAAGCGAAGGTTCCTATGTTCGACTTGTGGTTCGACCTGACGTATTCCACGTTCGACGGGGTGACCGGTTCGTTCTATCCCGATTGGAGCGAATGGACGTTCGGTGACCTGAAGGAAGCGAAGGACGTATTGCACTCCTATCTGGATTCCATCGATGTTCTCCGCGTTTTTTTTTGCGGACTACCTGCGGGTATTCGAGTGGGCGTCGACCGTGGACTGGCGCGGCCTGCTCGCCAAGAAGCGTGGTGAATCATGTCCAAGCAGATAGAAGCACAGGACGGTTGGCCCATTGGCAAGGTGGCGGAATTCCTGAATCTTTCGAAGAGCACTCTTTACATCTGGTCTTGCTACGACCGGTGGGGCGGGAAATACCCGCCGGCCCCGAAGCGTATCGGCCGTCGGCTGGTGTGGGATCCACGCGAGGTCATCGACTACCGGAACAACAGGTGCGCCATCACCCGCAGGGAGCTGGTCCATGGCGAATAAGGGTTTCCCGGATTCGAAACCGGGAGAAAAGGTGCCGGCGTCGCACTGTCCAAGGTTCATGCCGGCACCAACATCACCAACCAAATTCAGAAAGGAAATCAGTGATGTCAGAACACAAGGTTAGCGGTATCGACGCCATCGGCGTCGAGGTTCCCGAGGACATGTCGCTGAAGGAGCTCATGGAGCGGCTGCTTGAGGGAGGAGAGGCTGAGTTGGAGAAGGAGTTGGACGAGGAGACGCGCCAGCCGGAAACCGGCAAGTGCGATTGTCCGGTGTGCGATCCAGACAAGGACACCGTGGAGGAAAGATTGTTCCATCCGGTCGATCAGTGGCAGCACGCCGTCGATGTGGCCAGTGACGTGCATGACGCGTCCGGCTCTCTCGAACACGCGCTGTTCGAGCTGGGTGAGAACCAGTTGGCGTTCGAGGCGTCGATGATCCTCAGCCAGTCGCTGACCCTGCTGCGTGCCATCCAACGCAAGCGCAAGGAGGTTGCGGAATGAGCATCGAAGCATTGCGCAAAAAGCGGCGCATGCGTCGTCCGAAGCAACGCCTGACTGACGGCCAGAAGTCCATGCTCCTGCTGGCCCTCACGTTCGTCGAGGGCTGGGTGGCGGGTTTCGCGGCCACGCACAGCCGCATACCAAGCCCGGTGGGTACGCCGCAGTGGATGATCACCGGCAGTCTCGTACTGGCCATCATCCTGCCGCTGTTGTTCCTCGCGGTCGTCATGAAGTGGGGCGGCGATGGAACAGCCAAGTGAGTTCACGCTCTGCCTGCCGGGCGACCCCGTGCCGAAGGGGCGTCCCCGCGTCTACAACGGGCACGCGATGACACCGAAGCGCACCGTCAGGGCGGAGGAACGCCTGTTCGCGGAATTCCGTCTGAAATACCCGCAGGCGAAACCATACCAGTGCCCGGTCAGGTTGGAGGCCGAATTCTGGATGAGCCATCGCGGCCGTCCGGATCTCGACAACCTTTTGAAGCTGGTTCTGGACTCGTTGAACGGCGTCGCCTACGTGGATGACGCGCAGGTCGTCGAATCGCATGCCAGCAAGCGCATGCCCGACCTGTGGGTGTACGGGGCCAAAGGCAAATACCGGAAACGCAAGAGCGGCGACCCATACACGTGTTGCGGGCATGAGTACGAGCCACATCTCTATATCTGTATCAAGCCGCTCCCCGAATGGGAGCCGAAGGAAAGGAAACAATCATGAGCAAGCCTATCAACGAGCCGCGTATGGTGCAGCAGGCGCTGGTGTCGGACGAGGATCTGAGTTTCGAACTGGCGGCCCTGGTGCCGACGGCGAACGGCATCGTGAACGCGGCCAGCACGTTTATCGACAAAGCCACCAAACTGTTGCTGTCCGACAAGATCATACTCACCGACGAGCAGCATACGACCGTCGTGACGGCCATCGCCGTCGCCCAACTGACCGTCAAGGAAGGTGCGGCCGTGTCGAAGCTGCTGCGCAACCCGGACGCTTCGGCGGACATCATCGCCGGACTGCGACTCACCTCCAAGGACAGGCAGGATGCCTGACCGGCGTCTCTGGATGCCGCGTTGCAGGACATGCGGGCCGCTCGGCAAGCCCACCGGACTGGACGAGGCGGTCACCAGCTGCACCCGGCATGCGAACCAATACCCGAACCATCAGACGGCGTGGTATCCCACCCACGCCCAGATCATCGTGAAAGGCACACCAAATGACTGCGAATGACACGTCAACCATCGAAACCACGGAGGCCGTGAACCCGGACGGGGAATTGCGCCAAGGATTGTTCGCCGCGCAGGCGGCGCGCATCGTCGAACTGCAGGCCGAGATCGCGTCCCGTCAGGAGGAGGTCGACGAGCTGAAGGCCCGTATCCTCGACTCGCATCCGGTCGGCACCTACCAGGCCGGCAACCTGAAAGTGCAGGTCAAGCCGGGCGCGCGCCGCATCAACGCCGGCACGTTCGAAAAAGCCTACCCGGCCACCAAGTATCCCGGAGCCTACCAGTTGCGGCCGCGCCCGCTCAGTCAGTTGGAGAGGCTGCTGTCGGCGGACGCGGTGGCCGATTACGCGATGAGCGGCAAGCCCACGGTGGTGGTCTCATGAGCGCGGAACTGTCCAGCCTGGGCATCGCCCAGATCGTGGAAAGCGCCATCGCCGACTACGACCTGCGTGACGAGAACGGCAACGAGCTGACCGACGACCTGTACGTCATCCGCTCCGAGCAGCTCGACGAGCTGGGCCTCACCGTCGCCAGACGCATCCACAAGGCCATACGCGAACTGGAGACGCAAGGCAAGACCGGCTTCCCCGTGCATTCGATGGCCTTCGGCAGCATGCCGGTAACCATCGCGAAGGACGGCGACCGCACCTACACGCTGCGCTTCGACAATTCGGACGAGGCGGTGGCCATCACACGGCTCAGCCGGACCGCACTCACGGACATCAAGAAACAGATCAACGAGTTTTTGAAGGAGGTGAAGAACCGTGAGCATGAATGAGGCCATTCTCGCCGTCGCACAAGCCCAACAGGGTGATGCGATCCCCGTGGACATACCGCCCATGACGCAGTCGGCACCCGATATGGGCAAGCCGCCAGTCACTCCGAAAACCAAAATCGGCACCGTGGAGGAGCCGCAACTGTGGCCGGAGATTCGCCAGCTCATCGAAGCGGATATCGCCAACGCTCCGCGCGAACTGCAGCGTGAGATAGGCCCGTCCGAACTGGGCACGGACTGCGTGCACTGCCTCGCCGCGAAACTGGCGGGCTGGCCGGAGCGTCGCTCCCCGGGCTGGCTGCCGTTCATCGGCACGTGCGTCCACGCGCATTTCGAAACCATGTTCTATGACCTGAACGGGGAGCCGGCGTTCCAATTCCCCTACACGAGCGAGGACAACGTGACCGAGCTCGTGGAACGGTGGCGCTCGGAGTACCGGGTCACCGTAGGCCGGTTGCAGGGTTTGCACGGCGGCTACGACGTGACCGGCAGCATCGACCTATGGGACCGCAAAAACCGCAGCACCATCGACTGGAAGATAGTCGGCAACACGACCGTCACCAAGGTCAAGGCCCACGGTCCCTCGCAACAGTACCGGGTACAGGCCTCACTCTACGGCATGGGCCTGCAGAACGAGGGCGAACGAGTGGAACGCAACTGCATCTACTTCCTGCCCCGCAACAAGACCAGTCTCGGCGACGCATTGCCCTGGGAGACGAGGTTCGACACGGAGCCCGGCAGATGGGCGTTGGCCCGAGCCCAACTGCTCGTCAACCTCATGGACATCATCGAACAGGCGGACGGCGTGGAGGTGCGCGACAGTTGGATAAAGCAACTGCCCGCGGCTGGCCCCGACAAGTGCTTCTCATGCAAGGGCCGCGTGTGGCCGGACATGAGCGCGCTCCCCGAGTTCGACGAAAAGCCGTGGCCGGACGTGCCCGATAAATGGCTCCAGCTCATCCCATTGATTGAACCCGAATACAAGTTCACCGAATAACGAAAGGAAAACAATCATGTTCGGTCAACAACCACAACAGTACGGCGTCTACTCTCAGCAGGGTTACGGCTACCAGCAGCCCCAACGGCAGCCAGCCCAGTTGAGTTCGCTCGGCGACCTGCTCGCCGGGAACAGCGCCAAAGCGTACTTCGGCGCGAACAGCCAGCCGGGAGACACGGTGACCGGCGTCATCGAGAAGATCGAGACCACGCAGGTCAACGACTTCCAGACCAAGCAGCCGGCGTTCTGGAACGACGGACATCCGAAGGAGCAGATCCACGTCATCATCCAAACCCAGTTGCGCGACCCGAGCGTAGACGACGATGACGGCCGCCGCTCGCTATGGATTAAAGGCTGGGGCATCCAGCTCAAGGCGTTTCGCGATGCCTGCCGTCAGGCGGGCGTGAAGATTCCGAAGCCGGGCGACACCATCACGGAACGGTTCGTGGGTCTCGGCCAGCGGGGCGACGCGCCCCAACCGCCGAAGGTGTTCGAATTCCACATCGAACCCGCGTCCAGCGTCAACAGTCTCGTCAACGGAAGCCAACCCCAGCAGCCTGTCCAGCAGGGCTCCCAGCAGCCTCCCGTGCAGCAGTCCCAGCAAGACTACCCGCAGCAGCAGTACGCGCCACAGCAGCCTCAGCAGACCCCGAATCAGGGATATCAGACAGCTCCGGTGGACCCGTGGAACCCTCCCGCGCAACAGCAGCCGCAGCAACCCGCTCAGCCGGTGCAGCTCGGCCAGCCGCAGCAGCCGCAGGCTGATCCGATGAAGGTCAACCAGTTGAAGGCGGCGGGCAAGTCCCCGCAGGAGATCGCCAGACTGTTGGGCGTGCCTGTCGAGGCGGTCACGGCCGTCACCGACCAGGCGCAGCCGCAGAACCACGGAGGTTCGGAACAGCAATTGGAAACCGGTGAATTCTGATGGACGAGCTTTTTGAAGTATATGCAGAACCAGCAGAAGCAGCTGGCCACGCAGATCAGCGAGGTCGACCTGTGTCCCGAAGGTCTGTCGCCCGTCAGTATCGAGCTGCTTTCATCGAAGCTCGTGCTCGCAGGCTGGCATAACACCAAGGACTCGGATAAAGGCTGAGTCCCGTATTGCCGTCGCCGTATCCAAGCGGCCGGCCCTGTTGCGACGACGGGCACGGCACCACACACATTTTCACACTACGTCAAAGGGAGTTTCGAAGATGACCGACATCTACGGATACACGGCAGCCGCACCCCTGTACCGTGCGGCTGGATGGATGCAGGTCATCCCCCTGCCCGAGGGACGCAAGACCCCGCCACCCGCTGGTTTCACGGGACGCAGCCGCAAACCCGTCACCGACGAACAAATACAGTTGTGGAGCCAAGCCAACCCGAACGCGAACACGGGCATCGTCATACCAGAAGGCGTGCTCGTGTTGGACATCGACGCGGAGCAGGGCCATCAGGTCAAGGCGGACGGGGCGAAAGGCATCAGCGAACTCTCTCAGGAACTGGGCATGCTTCCGGCCACGTGGAGCAGCACGGCGCACGGCATCGACAGTCCGGCACGCCACCTGTTCTACAAGGTGCCCGAAGGCCTCGCGTGGAAGGGCGGCGCCATCGAGGGCGTCGACATCCTGCAGCCCGGCCACCGGTATTCCGTGGTCTGGCCGTCGATCCACCCGAGCGGCGAAATGTACTGCTGGTACACGCCAAGCGGCGCATTCTCCGGCACGCTCCCCCATATCGGCGACTTGGCGACCCTGCCATGGAAGTGGGTGGACTACCTGCGCAAACCCGACAGAGTGTCGAATTCGACCACTTTAACTCCCTCGTATTCAAGGGAATACGACGACCGCATGTGCAAGGCGGTCAACACGTTCCTCAACAAGACGCTCGCCAACCCGGCAAGCAAAGGCTCAAGGCATGACACCACGCTGCAGGCCGTCTGGGCGTTGGTTAACTTCGCGCAGGAGGGACACCGGGGGGCTCTCGACGCCATCAACCAATTGAAGCCACGGTTCATAGCCGAGGTGGCCCCCGACCGTCAAGGCAAGGAGCGTGAGGCGGCACGCGAATGGGCCAGCATTCTCAGTGGCGCGATGGAGAAGGTCAACGGCGTGCAATCGCATGTGGATCCGTGCGAGCAGTCGAAAATCGAACGCATGACGCCCGGCGAGTTCGACGAACTCACCCAAAACGCGGCTGCGAGTCAAATGGAGGAAAGTCACCCGGAAGCAGTTCAAAACACTGGAACAATGCCGGTTCAAGCCGGTTCAACACCCGTCGCATCGGTTCAAAACGGTTCAATGGAAAGTCACGAGGCAAGTAAAAACGCCTCCTCCAGCTGGCAGTTCGAAGACCTCACCCAGCTCGCTTCCGGCATTGAACTGCCGCCAACGCCAACCGTGTTCCAACGAGAGGACGGCCAAGGACTCTTCTACCGGGGAGCGGTCAACGACCTGCACGGCGAACCCGGCTGCGGCAAAAGCATGATCGCCCAAATCGCCACCGCGCAGGAATTGAAGGCAGACCGTGACGTCATCTACATCGACTACGAGGATTCCGCACGCAACGTGGTCAAACGCCTCCTGCTGCTCGGCGTATCCGGCGAACAGATCATCGGTCACCTGCACTACGTGCGCCCGTCCGCGAAGCCCAGCAGCCCCACCAGCCTCGGCGGCTGGCGCGAAACCCTCGACTACGCCGATACCGCCACGCTCGCCATCATCGACGGCGTCACCAGCTGCCTCGCCTACGCGGGCCTCGACAGCAACAGCGGCGACGACATCGCAGCCTGGTACAACACCATGCCCCGACTCATCTCGGCATGCGGGCCAGCGGTCGTACTCATCGACCACGTCGTCAAAAGCAAGGACAACCGGGGACGCTACGCGGGCGGCAGCATGCAGAAACTCGCCCTCATCGACGGCATCAGCTACAGCGTGGACATGACCAAACCTGTCGGCAAGGGCGTGAAAGGCACCATCGTCATCAAATCAGGCAAAGACCGAATCTCGGAGATCGAGGAGCATTGCGCCGTCAGTTGGAGTTCGAATGGCTCGCACCTGCGCGAAGCCGCACGCATCGAAATCAACAGCACTGACCCGAAACTCATGCGCGTCACCATCGCACGACCAAACATGATGCCCAGCGACGAAACCACACGACAGCGCGGCCTCGAACGACCCACCGGGCTCATGGAGAAGATCAGCCGGATCATCGAGAACGCGCCCGAGGAGCCGAACCAGACCGAAATCATCGAACTGCTGAAGGACGACGGGTCAAGCGCCCGGAAGACCACCGTGCTCACCGCCATCAACCGGCTGCTCGAGGGCGAGTGGATCAGCAACCGCTCCGGACGAAACAACCGGAACATCTACGCCAGCGTCAGACCATACCGGCAGATGAACGACCCGAAATCGGACGCTTTCGTGGACCGGATGAGCAGGGAGGAGGCGAACGAATTGGATAAGGAAAACCATCTCGAAATCTAGTTGTTCCCGTTGTTCCCAGTTGTTCCGAGTTGTTCCCGGAACAACTGGAGTAGCGATGTCCAGCTGTTCCCAGCACTCCCCACCCACACTACGTGTGTGGGTGGGTGCGGGAACAACTGCGACTCGGCCCTCCGGAACAGCAAAAAAAGCACGTCAACGACACTAGTTGTTCCCAATCAAGAAAACGTCAGAAAGGAGACCGGAAGATGGCACTCACATTCAGGGAGCAGATCGAAGCGACCGCATGGGAGCTTGGCAATGGAGAGGGAACCACGCCCGAGCTTCGAAAGCGCTTCGATGCGGATTCTGAGACCCCGAACTTCGATCCGACCAAGGCGTTGGAGATGCTGCACATACTCCAGCTCATCAACTACAAGCAAGCCGGCAAGGGACGCGGACGCGCCCGCTGCCACTATCTGAAGAAACCCGAATACGGACTACTCAACCTCAATGAGCCGAAACCAGCTCCCAAGGACGAGCGGGAGCGGGAAAACCGCATCCAATGGGCCAAGGACTTCCGCGTCATCGCCGACTGGCTCGACGCGAACTGTTACACGACTGAAAGCGAGGAAGCATGAAAGAATCCGTCACCATCCAATACCGCTGTGAGGATGCTGACACCAATCTGGTCGAAACCATCCCAATCGCCTCCATCGGCATCGACCAGTGGAGTCAAGGCCATCCCGTCCTGTTCAACCTTGACCGGAGAGGACATCACGGCCGCCGTATGCTCAGCGTACTCATCACCGCCTGCGAAGCGGTGCTGCATGAAATCCAGGACATCAAATGGGAGGACTGACCCATGGCCGGACCGATTGACGTGATTCAACGGGCGCTCAGCGCACTGGCCTCAGCGGGATTGGGCAGCGAGTCGCCGGCAGAGGCGTATGTGCTCGGCTACCAGGCCGGCTGGCGGGAAGCGCTCGACCTGTGCATACGAATCGAAACGGCAATCAACAACGAAACGGAGGAAACGAATGAGCATCATCAGCAGTGAAATCGAGGCACAGAAGCAGCGTGACCCGTCGTACATCGACAGTGACCTGCAGTGGGCGTGGGGACGAGGATACAAGGCCGGAGCGTCACGCGGAATCACCGAAGAGGAGATTGCCGCCGCCATGGCCGAAACCCGAAAGTTCATCACGCTCCCCGGCGCGTGGATGGAGAACATCATCAGAATCGCGTTCGACGCGGCAAGAAGAAAGGCAATGGAGGAGTGAGCAGGCCACGCGCCCGTGAACGCAAACCAGCATGGCTTCGCGCGTTCATCCCGAAAACGAGTCCCCTCGTTGTCACCGTCTGCGAGGGGTGCGGCCTGTACGTCATCGAGGATCGGGAAACCGTGTGGGAGTCGTGGGATTACGGGTGTGTGGCGGGTGACGACCTGACCGTGGCGATAATCCTCGGCCGGCCGTTGACCCGCGTCACGTGGCTTCCCTCCGTCGGCCACCCGCTGCTCCGTAGCACCTGCGGAGATGCAGGCATCAGACCGGACGGCCAGTATCTGGCCATGCACATGTGTCATCTCGCCCGGATAAGCGTCAAACCGTTCAAACCGCCGAAACGGGAACGCCCGCCAGGCAAGCCATGGGGCGGGCCGAGACTGTCGAAGCAGGAGATAGCCGAATTCAAACGCATCTGGAATATGCCGTATTCGCGGCTCAAATATGAGAAAGCCCCAACCGTGGTCGGCCAGGGCGATGAGATCCAATCATTATTCTAGCCGACCAGCCGGAAGGGGCTCAATGTGAACTGTCAGAACTGCAAGACGATGACCGAAGAGGGGTATTCAGTGTGCGCGACGTGCGAGCTGCGCTTCGCCGGCACGCTCCTGCGCTTGGCGCGTGATGTCACGCCATTGCATGACAGCCTCGACGCGACATTGCATCCGGGAGGGCATTCGCCCGTGCGCATCCAGACGGCCACTCCCCCGACGCCGATACGCTTGGACGTGCTCGACCTGATTGACATGCTCGACGCGACGGCCCGCGAACTATGGCGCTGCCTCGACGGCATCGACGCACTCGACTGGCGCAAAGACAGACGCAACGAGGACTTGACGGCCACGCTCATCGCATGCGCCGGTCATGCACGCCTTGCCACGTTCGCGGATGCCGGCTTCTACATGCACATCATCAACGACCTTGCCCGCAAGGTTGATACTGCGCTGGACCCGCCGGAGCAACGCCGCGAGATAGGTACCTGCGAACTATGCGAGACCATGCTCACCGCTGGGGCAGCAGACCAGTGGGTGACATGCCCGGTCTGCGGGAGGGAACAGCGAGCGCAGACGGTTAAACTGCGTAGGCTCAAGACGTTGTGTTGGGATGATTCCAGGCGCGGGTCTGCGGCTGAGATAGCCAAGGCGTTCACCGAGGCGGGTATCAAGGTCAGCCGTAAGACCATCACCACGTGGGAGCAGCGCGGCAAACTGCCCCGTCATGCGGATGGATACGCCTACTGCGACGTGTACCGGCTGCTCATCGGCCCCGATTTGACAAAATCCGTTAGGTGAAGCCATAATATGCAGTGGCAGAAGTGTCGAAAACCCAGCTCATGTGGCTGGGTTTTCGCGTATCTATGCTTTGTTTTTGCGTGGTCTCCCCCCTCCGACACCACGTCCCGGACGTTGAGCGTTCCATTCATCGATGGTCTCAGGCAACCAGCCGCGCGTGCGCCCTATCGTGGCGTCGGGCTCAGGGAGCTTGAGGTTGAGCAAGCCGCCACTGGTGATGCCAAGGCGTTCTGCGACCTGTTTGACGCCGAGATATTCAGTCGCCATTGTCGCCGTCCTTGCCGTTGATGATTCCGGCCGCGAGACCCATGATTCCGGCCGCGAGACCGAAGCCGCCCGATACTATCGGGCTGCTGGACAGTGCGCCGACCAAGGCCACGGCACCGAATACCACGGCGACGATTCCGAAGATCAGTGATGTTCTCATGATGCGTTCTCCGATGGGATAGGATTGGCGGGAGGTTCCGGCTAATAGGTCTAGCCGGAACCTTTTTTACTTCTTGTGCTTCGGTCTTCGCTTGACTGCGATGGCTAGCGCGGCTGCGGCGATGACGTTGGCGATGATGCCGTTGATGACATCAAACCAATCCTTTGGGCTCATCGGATACCTCCTTTCTGCTGATATATCTACAGTAACACAACTACTATAGATATGCAAGGAGAGCACAACAAAACACGCCGAAAACTCCTGATATTTCAACCCCTCGCTAGCCCAACCAGCAGAGGCATCCGATTCAAGTCCGATACAGTCTCGGTTCGAATCCGAGGCGAGGGACACCTATTCTCCAATGATTGCGGGGTGACGGCATCATGGTCAGCTACAGCCGCCAAGTCCGCAAAGGCGGACGCCAATTCGAAAAAGACCGCAAGAAATTCTTCCTCGAATGCAAGAGCGAACACCGTCCATGCTGGCTCTGCGGAATGCCCATCGACTACGACGCACCACAGAACACCACAGACGACAGCTTCAACCTCGACCACTTCTATCCCGTCACCAAACGACCAGACCTGCAACACGACCCCGCAGGCTTCCGCCCATCACACACACAATGCAACAACCTGCGCGGCAACAAAGACCCAGCCACACCAATCGGCACACTCAGCAGACAATGGATCAAAACAGCATAGGAGCAACACAATCATGGACATCGACGAACCGGTCAAGACCGCATGCGGGCAAACACTGCGCGAAGCAACCGGCACCATCACACTCCACATCAGCGCCAGCCTCAGCGCGGACAACGTAAGCTATGACCTCGCCAGCGTCGACGCAGACCTACCAATCACAGTTGAAGTCGTCAACAACAACGGCACGATAATGCCGAAAGTTGATAGCGTGGGCTTCACACGAATCCTCACCGCAGGAATCAACGCATTCACCAACGCCATCAAAGCCTGACCACCGGGAGGGGCGGTAAAATCCCAAAACCGGCCGCCACCGGTACACTACCCGCATGGCCGCTCT